TAAATGAGTTGGAAGTTCTTGATCATACCAAGTACCTATAACACCTTTAGGTGCAACGATTAAAAGGCCATCTATTTTGCCTTTATCATAAAGCATCGAAGCATTATCAATTAATACCTTAGTTTTCCCTGTACCCATTTCCATAAAATAGGCATAGGTTTCTTTATTCCACGAATTTTCTAACGCAGTTATTTGATGTGCGTAAGGTTTTGTCTTAAATTTATATTTCATAATTTTTTCTTTCTATCTATTGACATATAAACCTTAATGAACTATATGTCAAGGTATGAAAGTAATAAATAATGGAACAGCTTCACTAGATCATAAACCATCAGTCGTTTATGTTATTCAAGAAATTCCAGGTACCAAAACAGGTAATCCTAAAATAAATATTATGGGCGCTGCACAGTATGGTACTTTTAATTTTTTACTACCAGAACTTTCTCAAATTATTTTTTCACCAGGTCCATTAATTTTTAAATTAAGACAAGGTTTAAAAAATTTTAGCAAGAAAGATTTTTTATTATTAACAGGTGATCCAGCAATCATAGGAGTAGCCTGTTCAATTGTATCAGATATTACCAATGGTAAGTACAAACTTTTAAAGTGGGATAAACAAGAAAGAACTTATTATCCTATTGAAATTAACTTATACGAGAAAGGAAAAATAGATGAGTAGTATTAACTTTGAAGCAGACCAAGAAAAGGTTTTACAGAAAACAGAAAACATTCAATCATTAGCTGACCAAGTTGAAAGATTAGAAATTCTTAATCTAGAAATAGAACAAGCTGAAGAAAATTTAAAAAATAAAAAGAAAAAACAAGAACATATATCTGGAGAAGTAATTCCAACTATGATGAGTGAGATGGGTTTATCTCATTTAAAATTAGTGGATGGATCTTCACTAGATGTTAAACCAAATTATAGCGCCAATATCACTATAGCAAATAGAGATGCGGCGTTTAATTGGCTTCGTCAAAACGGCCTCGGGGATATCATTAAAAATGAAATCTCCGTCTCCTTTGGCCGTAATGAGGATAACAAGGCAGCAGATTATGCTGCTCTTGCACAAGAGCGTGGGTTTCAACCGACACAAAAGTTGAAGGTTGAGCCCATGACTCTTAAAGCGTTAGTCCGTGAACGTATTGAGGCAGGTAAAGAAATGCCAACGGAACTTTTCAACGTATTCGTTGGAAATAAAACAACTATAAAGAGAAAATAAACATGAACCAAGTACAAAGAAAAGAAGAAGCAGGTGCATTGTCTACGAATTTATTCGAAGCTGATGCAAATGCGGGCTCTCAGAATATGACGCAGGATGATCTTGCGTTACCATTTCTGAAAGTTTTGGGACAATTATCTCCAGAAGTTAATAAACAGAATGCTAAGTTTATTAGCGGTGCAGAACCTGGAATGATTGTAAACAGTGTGACTAGAGAGCTTTATGATGGAACAAAAGGTATAAATATTATACCAGTCCATTATGAAAGACAATATGTCGAATGGCAAGATAGAGGTGCCAGCACTGGTGCTCCTGTAGCAATCCATAGTGCAGATAGCGATATCATAAGTACAGCTACTCGTGATAAATCGTGGAAAGATAGATTACCTAACGGTAACTATTTGGAAAATACTGCGAATCATTTTGTGATTCTTATGGGTAAAACTCCATCTACAGCATTGATTTCTATGAAAGCGACTCAATTAAAAATTAGCCGTAAATGGAACTCAATCATGATGGGTCTTAAGCTACAAGGCAAAAATGGCTTATTTACACCGCCTACTTACAGCCACATTTATAATCTAAAAACTGTTCAAATGTCAAACGACAAAGGAACATGGTTTGGATGGGATGTGTCTAAAGTTGGTCCTGTTACAGATAAAGGGGTTTATCAAATAGCTAAAAACTTTGCAGAAAAAAATAGCAAAGGGTTAGTTAAAGTTAAACACGGTGAAGAATCAAAAACCGATTCACCATATTAACCAAATCCTAGGTAGTGGGCGCTGAAGCGAGAGTGGGGGCGCCCATTGAAAGAATTATATGATTGAAGATAGAATTAAAATATTTAAAAATATATTTAAAGGCTTAGAAAGAGCCCATGGTTGTACTAAGATTGGGCCTATTAACAGTAATGGAGAAAAAGTTAAAGGTCAATCTTTTGTAGTAAGACAATCTGTAACAGATGATCTTTGGTTAAAACATTTACAAGGTTCACAAAGTTTAGGAATTATTCCAATTAATGAAGATAATCAATGTATATGGGGATGTGTAGATATAGATTCATATGCAGGATTTGACCATAAAAAATTAATAAACAAAATAAAACAATTTAAACTACCTCTGGTGGTATGTAGATCTAAGAGCGGCGGCGCTCATGTGTTTCTCTTCTCAGAGAATCCTGTAGACGCAGAAAGAATGAGAGATAAACTTACAGAGATAAAGACATTACTAGGCTACGGTGGATCAGAAGTATTTCCAAAACAAATTAAATTAAAATCACAAGACGATACAGGCAACTTTTTAAATTTACCATACTTTAATGGAGACGATACAACAAGATATGCATTTAAAGATGATGGTACAGCAGCAAATTTACAAGAATTTTATGAGATATTTAATAATAAAAAACAACTACATGTGAGTCTCATAAAAGTGCAGAGGCCCCAATCAGAATTTTCTGACGGGCCGCCGTGCATAGAATTAATGGCATCAAATGGTGTAGAAGAAGGAGGCAGAGATAATGCATTATTTCATTATACTGTTTATGCTAAAAAGAAATGGCCATCAGGTTGGCAAGGAAAAGTTTCTCTATTTAATGAAAAACATGTCAAACCAATCTATGATGATGTTGGTTTAAATAGAATCATAAAACAACATGAGAAAAAAGAGTGGGGCTATAAGTGTAATGATGTTCCGATGTGTAATCTCTGTGATAAAAAATTATGCAAGACCCGTAAATACGGAATAGGAGATGAAATAGTTTTTCCTTTATTATCTGATCTACAAAAAATTAAATTAGAAAAACCATATTATTATCTTAATGTCGATGGAGAAAGATTACATTTAGAAAATGTTAAATATTTAAAACAACAAAGTTTGTTTCAAGAAGCATGCATGGAACAATTAGATTTTAAACCACCAACAGTTAAACCTAAAGACTGGGATACGATTATAAATCCATTAATGAAGAACCACGAACCTGTAGAACCACCTGAGGGAGTAACCACAGCGGATCAATTAAGAAATCATTTAGAAGAGTTTTGTTTAAATAGACATATTGGATCAGACATAAATGATCTTAAAAAAGGAGGAGTGTGGACTCATGAAGGACAACATCATTTTGTGTTTAATATGTTTTATAGTAAATTTTTAATAAGACAAAGATGGGAAACAAATTATCAACGTACAGCACAAATGTTAAAAGAAACATGCAGCTGTGAAGATAAAAGAATAGGTAAAGAAAGAATATCCGTATTTGCAGTTAAACAATTTGATAAGAAAAAAGAAGATTATGTTCAAAAAGAATTAAAGCCAAAGGATGTATTTTAATGAAAACTTGTATAACTTGTAAAACAAAAAAATTATTTACAGAATTTTATAAAGATAACAAAGCTAAAGATGGGTATAAGGGAGAATGCAAAGAATGTACTAAAAGATATCCGTCTAGAAATAGAAAATTATTGCTTTCCCCAGATGAATATAGAGAACATCTTAACAAAGTTAATTTAAAGCGAAAAGAGCGTCTTAAAAACAATCCAGAGTTAAGAGAACTCAACAGAAAAATTGCTCGTGCATGGAGAGATAAAAATAGAGAATATTATAATACTCAAAGAAGAGAATATTTTAAAAATAATCCGGAAATAAAGTGGAAAAAAATTTTAAGAGATAGAGAATACCATAATAGACCTGAAATAATAAAGGCGCGAAAAGCTAAATACCATGAAATGAAAAAAAATAATCCAGAAGAATATAAAAAATACGTAGATCGACACACTATCTGGTGTCGAAACAGAAGAAATAATAACATGGAGTATAGATTAATGGATAGTTTAAGAGGTAGATTAAATTCAGCTTTAAGAAATCGTAATATCGTTAAATTAGAAACTACAATAAAACTTGTTGGATGCCCCATGCCTGAACTTATTAAATATTTAGAAAATAAATTTAAACCTGAAATGAGTTGGAAAAATAGAGAAAAATGGCACATTGATCATATTATACCTTGTATAAGTTTTGATTTAAGTAAATTAGAAGAACAAAGAAAATGTTTTCATTATACTAATTTACAACCTTTATGGGCTCATGAAAATCATAGGAAAGGAACAAAGATATTATGAAAACAATTGTATTAGGACCACCAGGTACAGGAAAAACTACTACGTTATTAAAAAAAGTAGATAGTTATTTAAAAGAAACTGATCCGGATAGAATAGGTTACTTTGCTTTTACTCAAAAAGCTGCATATGAAGCAAGAGATAGGGCCATTAAAAATTTTAATCTTACAGAGGATGATCTTCCATATTTTAGAACTCTACACTCATTAGCATTTAGAAAACTTGGTCTTAAAAAAGATCAAGTAATGCAACCCAGACATTATAGGGATTTAGGAAAAAAATTAGGATTTCCAGTCTCTTATGCAGAACACCAAGAAGATCACGGTATATTTACTTCTGACAGTGAGTATCTTCAGATAATACAACTAGCACAATTAAGAAATATAACTCCCGAACAACAATATAATAAACGAGAACATACTCAAGATTTAGAACTAGATAAATTAAATATTATTCACAATGAATTAAAAAGATATAAAAAAGAATATAACTTAATTGACTTTAATGACATGATCCTAAACTTTATTAAGTCAGATTTATCCCCAAACTTTGATGTTGTGTTTATAGATGAAGCACAAGATTTATCTTTAATGCAATGGGATATGACAAAATCTATTTGGAATAAAACAGAAGATACTTTTATTGCAGGGGATGATGACCAGGCAATATTTAAATGGGCTGGAGCAGATGTAGATTCTTTTATAGCTCTACAAAATCAAATGATTAATCTCCCTTTAATTCAATCTTTTAGAATTCCAACTAAAGTTCATACTCTAGCAATGGGTATAATTAATAGAATTAGAAATAGAATAGATAAAACATGGCAACCTAAAACTAGTGAAGGAAGCTTACACAGACATTTTGATATTGATTCAATTGATATGTCAAAAGGGGAGTGGTTAGTGTTAGGAAGAACAAAATATATGCTAAAAGAAATAGAAGATACCCTATATCGTAAAGGTTTATATTATGAAAATAGATACAAAAGAAGTTACGAAAAAGATATTCAAGAAGCAGCTACAGATTGGGAACATCTACGTCAAGGACAGTTATTATCTTATAAACAAATAGAAAAAATTTATAAGTACATGGGAGTAGATCACTGGGAAAAGGAAAAAATAAAAGGTATGACTAAAGGATCTTTTTATGGAATTGATGTATTGACCAAAGACTTTGGATTAAAAACTAAGAAGGTTTGGTACGAAGCTTTAGATGATGCAGGAAGTCGAAGAGTAGAATATTTAAGAAAGATGCGAGCTAACGGTGAACAGTTAAATAAAAAACCAAGAATAGAATTATCTACTATTCATGCAGCTAAAGGGGGCGAAGCACAAAATGTAGTATTACTTACTGATCTTACTAAAACTACAATGGAAACTTATGAAAAAAATCCCGATGATGAGAATAGATTATTTTATGTTGGCGCTACAAGAACAAAAGAAAATTTACATATTATAGAGCCTAAACAACATAATAAAGGATTTTCAATATGAAAATAATAGATAATTATTTAAATAAAGAAGATCATTTGGTTTTAAAAGAAGCATTAAGTTCAGATACTTTTCCATGGTTTTATAATGAGTATAAAGTTGATGAGGATAAAGAGTTATTTAATTTTCAGTTTACACATTCTTTTTATAGAGATCATACAATTAATTCTAATCATTTTGAATGTCTAAGACCTCTTTTAACAAAAATGAAACCACATTCTTTAATAAGAATAAAAGCTAATTTAACCACTGTAACACATAAACAAGTATCTTATAAAGAACATACCGACCAACTTTTTAAATGTAGCGCAGCAATTTATTATATTAATACCAACGATGGTTATACTTTAATAAAGAATAAAAAAATAGAATCAAAGCAAAATAGAATTGTGTTTTTTGATGCAGACACAGAACATGGTAGTACTAATGCAACTGATTGTAAAAATAGAATGGTCATAAATTTTAATTATTTTTAAATATGAGCAACGTTTATAAAAAACAAGTAGGAGGAAATCATTATCAATCAATGAAGATCCAACCATCAGAGTTTATTAATAAAAATAATTTGCCTTTTGCAGAAGGAAACGCTATAAAATATTTGTGTCGCCACAAGCAGAAAGGTCAAAGACAAGATTTAGAAAAAGCAATTCACTATTGTCAGATGGCAATTGATAGAGATTATTCATGATGCAAATACCACTTTTTACACCACAAACTGAATGGCTACCACCAGAATCTTTTCCAAATTTATCTAAATATAATGAAATAGCAATAGACTTAGAAACTAAAGACCCAGACTTAATAAAGATGGGCTCAGGTTCTGTCACCAAACGTGGGGATGTTACAGGAATAGCTATAGCTGTCTCAGATTGGTCAGCTTATTATCCAATAGCACATGAAGGTGGTGGTAATATGGATCGCAAGATGGTTCTTAAATGGTTTCAAGATGTATTAAATACATCAGCAATAAAAATCTTTCACAACGCCATGTATGACGTCTGTTGGATTAGGGCCCTAGGTTTAAGTGTTAACGGTAAAATAGTCGATACAATGATAGCATCGGCTTTGGTTGATGAAAATCAAATGCGTTATGACTTAAACAACTGCAGTAAAAGATACACTGGAAAAGGAAAGAATGAAACAGATTTATATGCTGCTGCAAAAGATTGGGGTGTTGACGCTAAAGCAGAAATGTATAAACTACCTGCCATTTATGTTGGCGCATATGCAGAAAAAGATGCAGAGTTAACTTTAGAACTTTGGCAAGAACTTAAAAAAGAAATAGATCACCAAGATATTAATTCAGTTATGAATATGGAAACAGAATTGTTTCCGTGTTTAGTTGAGATGAGATTTAAGGGAGTGCGCGTCGATGTGGAAGCTGCTCATAAGTTAAAAACCAAATTACTTGGAGAAGAAAAGCAATCATTAATGAAAGTAAAAAAAGAAACAGGAATAGATGTCCAAATATGGGCAGCAAGATCCATTGCCAAAGTTTTTGATAAACTTTCTTTAGATTATGATAGAACTGAGAAAACATCCGCTCCTTCTTTTACTAAAAATTTTTTAGTGAATCACCCCCACCCACTAGTGAAACACATTGCCCGGGCTCGTGAAATAAACAAGGCCCACACCACCTTCATTGATACCATAATTAAACATTCCTACAAGGGAAGAATTCATGCTGAAATTAATCAGCTTAGAGGAGATAATGGAGGAACGGTAACCGGAAGATTTAGTTATTCTAATCCAAACCTCCAGCAGGTTCCAGCTAGAAACAAGGAGCTCGGACCAGCTATTAGGTCATTATTTATACCCGAGGAGGGTCATACATGGGGTTGTTTTGACTATTCTCAGCAAGAGCCTAGACTGGTAGTGCATTATGCAACTTTACAGAATCTCTACGGAGTGGACGAAGTATTGGAAGCCTATAAAACGGGTGATGCCGATTTCCATACTATCGTAGCAGACATGGCAGAGATACCTAGATACCAGGCCAAGACAATTAATCTTGGTCTGTTCTATGGTATGGGAAAAAATAAATTACAGGCTGAACTAGGAGTGAGTAAAGAAAAAGCTCAAGAACTATTCAGGCAGTATCACAATAAAGTTCCATTTGTAAAACAACTGATGGACAATGTCATGCAACGTGCTCAAGACTCTGGTAAGATTAGAACTCTTCTGGGTCGACTTTGTCGCTTCCATTTATGGGAACCAAATCAATTCGGAATTCATAAAGCATTGCCACACGAACAAGCACTCACGGAACACGGACCGGGGATTAAACGGGCTTACACTTACAAGGCATTGAATAAATTAATACAAGGAAGCGCAGCTGACATGACAAAGAAAGCAATGCTAGAATTACACAAAGAAGGAATTATCCCCCATATACAAGTACATGATGAATTAGACATATCTGTCAAGGATAAACAGCAGGCGGAACTAATAAAAAATGTCATGGAAGACGCTGTTTCTCTTGAAGTTCCCAATAAAGTAGACTATGAATCCGGACCAAATTGGGGTACAATAAAATAAAAATAGGAGAAAACTATGAACAAAGTAAAACAAGTATGGGCACTAGCACAAGCTCATCCAAAGGCAGCTATCGCTGTAGTGGTGGTAATCGTTGCTATATATTTTTTAGTAAACTAGGAACTATATGAGGTATGGCCTATCTAAATGCAAATATTCCTGTGATCTATTCTCAGATCCGAAGAGAATATCTCTACGATCTTAAAGAACATCATGGAGAAGTTGAAGACTGCATTATATTCGGCGTGGCGTCTATTACAGGACGTCCTATCCTCTTTCATGCTATTATGGAGAACGGTGCTGTGTTCTATCGTCTCCCTATTTCGGCCTTCATTCAACGAGGATTCAAAACAACCGAAGTTCCTCGGATGCGACTGGACGAGTTGGAGCTTTGGAATTGCTTCAGTTACTATCCTAGCATTACTTCTTTTGATATCCTAGATGGCCAATCCGGAAAATACATAGGGAAAGACAAAAAGTGGCATCCAGGTGCTTATCTTTTTACAGTTGACTGGGCACATCCAGAGAGTAATATAGTCGACACCGATCATTCGGAAATTCCGCACGAACATAAGTGCGCGCACATAATGGCGTTGGAAGACGGTAATTATGCAGCACAACCCAACAATAGAATTATATGGAGTATTCCTTCATTTACTGTTAAAGATGAAGTTCCATATGATTGGAAGGTTCAAACTTCTGAATGGAATGTAGAAGATGATATGAAATGGAAGGCCGAGGATACTGATAATTTCTTCTATGGAATTGAGGAAAAAAATGAAGAAGAAGAATATTTAGCAGAGGAAAAAGCCCGAGCTGACTATGCGGAATCTTTTAAGGAGAAAAATGAAAAAATGTAAAAACTGTAATTGTAATTGTCACTGTGACGGAGATCTTCATGCAGATGTGTATGGAGTATGCACCTGTGATGATTGTAAATGTCGTGAAGTAAAAGAGGAACCAATGGGGATGGTCGTTGATGACACGCAAGAATGTGAGAGTTGCCAATAATGAAAAAATTACTATTAATATTATCCCTACTTGCATTTACTTCCTGTGTTGCAGTGGGACCAAAATGTACTTACACACAAGAAGGAACAAAAGTTGAATCTTGGGTATGGATTTTCACAGATGGAAAACCTGTGGATATAGACAAAATGAATTGTAATTAATATGAATGATAAAATTATTACTGCACTGTTGGCTGTTCTCCTCGCTCTCGGAGGATGGACGCTTTCGCGCACATTCAGCTTGTCACAAGATATGGTTCTTATTAAAGAAAAGGTATCGGGGATTGAAAATGAAATTCAGAACGCTAAAACTTTTAAAAAGAAGAAGAGACGCAAGAAAAATAAGGCAGAAAACTGATAAATGGGTGAGTTATCTAGTTGTTTGTTTATTTCTGATTCTTCTAACATTTCCATTGCTTCAATGCAACGGAGTAAAACATATTATACAAATTGAAGAATCAACAGATCATACAACAGGTGACGACGGCGGAAAAATAAAGTATAAAGTAATCTTTGGGGATAAATCCCAGAAGGAATAAAAAATGATTGAAAAATTAATGACTTTACTTGTTGGAATCTTGCTGGCGTTAGCCGGATGGACACTTACTCGTACGTTTGATTTGTCTACGACTCAAGCAGTACAGCTAGACAAAGTAGATAAACTAGAGAGACATGTTGAAAAACTTCAAGATAAAATAGAATTAATGACGAATAAAGATGAGGAGATTATGGAACAACATAAAAAATTATTTGAAGCTCTAGAAGATAATCAACCCTCAACAGGATATAGTTATAACTAATGGCACTCAAAATTTCAGACGAAGCAAAAGTTCAAATGCCTATGAAGACAGTTGCCAGCCTCATCGCGCTGGTAGCGATCGGAACGTATGCATTTTTCGCTATTCAGGAAAAATTAAATCAACACTCAACCCAATTACAAATTATGGAGAAGGATCTTACAGAGAACACGGAGTTCAGAATAAAATGGCCTCGTGGACTTTTAGGATCCTTACCCCGCTGATTCAGAACAATTTATGTTAATTGAACACATGGCTGGTCAAGTAGAAAAAATGGAGACATCGATGCAGGATATGATGTCAAACACAGTAAACATACAACGTCTACAAAAAGATGTAGAGAAGATGATGAGGGATATTGAAAAATTAAAAGATAAGCAAAGAACTTTTTCTAATGGAGATACACAATGAAAGAACGTCTATTAAAAATTACACAGAAAATTACCACTTGGCATGTAAAGCTGTTCGACTATCTAACTCGTAAATCTAAAACAAATTTATTTTTTACATGGCTTTTAGTTTTTATTTGTCTGTATGAAATTTTTGAGCATGTTGTTATTCCTGTAGCTTTAATCTGGTGGGGATTTTTTAAATGATCGAGACTGTATTCGCCCTACTATTAATTTTGGACCATGAAATTAAGGAACACTTAATTCAGCCCAACCTCAGCAGCTGCCTTAAGGGCAAGCGCATTGCGATGAGGGAATTAAAAGAAGACAGCAGAGTTCAGTATCAATGCATTAAGTCTAAAGCTAATATAGAAATCTATATGGGCGAGAAAAAAATTACTTCATTAATCCTTGAATAAAAAATCATACGCGTTTTTCCTTAAAAAAAGACGCAAGAAATCCAACCCAATTGCAAGAGTATTAAAGTTCTTTACATCAAAAGTTATAAGAGATAAAAAGAAGTATCGGAGAAAAGAAAAACATGCACAAAAAAACTTTTGGTCAATTAGAAATGTCAGCACAAGTGACTAGCGGTGTATGTCCTACATGTACTGAAGCCAGCATGTTTGTTTCATTAACTCCTGAAATATTTAGATGTGTCACATGTGGAGCTGATTATAGACAACGTGTGAATGGCAAAATATCCTACATTCCTATTACTTCTACAAATAGAGTAGACATAACGGTGGATGTCTAAAAAACCCCTATACGGCGTCAATCTTTATCACAAAAGAACCCTTAAAAAGAGACCAGGGCGCCATGCAAAATCTTATTCAAAGAGAATTCCACATAAAAAGCCTTATATAGGCCAGGGACGTTAGCGAGGATCCTTTTTTTCAGTCTTAAAAGCAAGAGTTACTCTTGCTCCTCTTTTAGGAGCACGCCCTCTGTGAGGCATTTTTGCATCAAATGCTATTAAAGTATTTTTTACAAAAGGTATTTCTTTAACTTCTCCATCTTCTTTATATTCAAAAGAACCTGAATCAGGTAAAGTCTCACTAACCATCAGCATTACAGTAATTTCTCCATCGTCCTCATGAAAAACCCCATCCATTCCAGGATGATAAACATTAATATAAATCCTTAAAAAACCTAACTCTTCAGAAGTTAATTCTGGGAAAAAAGCATCTTTAAC